CCCAGAGTTTGAAACCTTCTACACCAAGAACATCCTTCTGAATGAAGGTCTCCGTGCATGGATGGCACCAGTAGATCAACCACACGAACAGTTTGTATTCCCAGAAGAAGTTCTTCCTAGAGGTAATGCACTGTGAACCCCTGGTTCGTTCTCATATATTTTATTTGTTTTGCTTTGATTGCAGGTGCTGCTTTTGCGATGATGTGGTCTAATATTCAATCTATTAATATAGAGATGAATAAACCAAAACCACGTCATCCAGAAGCACCTGCTCCTGGTGATGAATTAATGTATGTTGATTTGACAAAAGAAAGACTTGAAAGTCTTTACAATGAGGAAGACAATGATATATAATTGATGTAGCATTTTGCTCTTAATGAAAATCTTTCTCGATACGGCAGACACCGAAGTAATTGAAAAATATTTCTCAACGGGATTAGTAGATGGTGTCACTACTAATCCCACTCTTATTATGAAGAGTGGTAAAAACCCAGAAGATGTCTATCAAACGATTAAAGACCTTGGGGTAAAAGATATCAGTATGGAGGTCGTAGGTTCTGACCTTGAGATGTATGATGAAGGTATTCGTCTGTACGAAAAGTTTGGTGAAGTTGCTACTATTAAAGTTCCTTGTACAAGAGAGGGTTTGATTGTCTGTAAGAGACTCTCTGAGCAGGGAATCAAAGTCAACGTCACACTCATCTTCTGTGCCGCACAAGCAGTCCTAGCAGCAAAGGCGGGGGCAACATACGTTTCTCCCTTCGTAGGACGACTGGACGACCAGTCAGTGGCAGGTCTGGAGGTTGTACGATCTATCTCTGAACTGTATCGTATTCATGGCATCAGAACTCAAGTTCTTTCCGCCTCTATTCGTAGTGTGCAGAGAGCAATTCGTTCATGGTATAATGGTGCTGAGATCTGCACGATGCCACCTAAAGTATTCGATCAGATGTATGATCACATCCTTACTGACAAAGGAATGGAAATTTTTGAAAATGATTGGAAGGAAGTAAAGCAATGAAAACATTCACGATTTATACAAAGATTGGTTGTCCCTATTGCACCAAGGTTGCCAGTGTGTTAGAGTTGGCAGAGTTGCAATATGTGGAGTACAAACTCGGTAGAGATTTTGATCGGGAAGAGTTTTATGAACAATTTGGTCAAGGTTCAACTTTCCCCCGTGTTAAATATGGAGAAGAGCTTCTTGGTGGATGCCAAGAAACTGTCAAGTATCTTAAAGAACAAAATCTAGTCTAATGGAACAGAACCTCATCGACATCTACGATCTTATTGAACATGCGATTGATAATGCCTTTGAGGGAAGAATGAATTTAAAATTTTATGATTATCTCAAAGATTGTAAAATTAAAAAACATGAAATAGATCAATTCATCACAAGTTCTACTACCAATGAACTTGGATCTCTTATTACAGATCTTGATGAATATCTCAAAGGTGGTGCTGATGATGAGCACAAACAATTACGAGAAGGTTATGGACACATTCCTAAACCTCAAGCAAGAAAAATTAGAAACTACTTAGAAAGTTTCTTAGATGACGCAAAGAGGTATAGTCATGACCGAAGACCTGGGAGAAGGAAGAAAACTAAATAAACCAGATCCCGATGTCAATCGGGGATTAGAACTTATGTTACGACATAAGAGGAGGAAACCAGAAAGACCAAAATCTTTTCAGATAAAGTTTGGTAAGTTGGTTTCCCTCTTCAACAGGGAGATTGTTCTACATCTAAACTTCTATCTGGATATTAGAAAGAAATAATCTCTGGAGGACAGAAGATGTTAGCAGTTACTCTTACAATAGGAACATTAGTTTCAATTATGTTCTTTTTTGTTGGTGGTGTAGTAGGATGGTTGGCAAAAGATCATGTGTATCAAACCCAACCCGTTTATACACATCCGGAGATGTTTGATGAGAACGGTAACCTATTACCTGATGAAATTTTAGCAGTACGATTTGAAAACGATTATGAGTCCCTCGAAGACAACGACGAAGACTAAAACGATTAAGGCATCTGATAAATTGCCGCCTAATCCTTTTATTCATGAAATTTTAGAACTTGCTAGCAAGCAACGCACTAAAGCAAAGAAAGTAGAGATTCTTCAGGAATATTCAACTGATGCCCTGAAGACTCTTTTTATTTGGAACTTTGATGATACTGTCATCTCTGTTATCCCCGAGGGTGATGTTCCTTATAAAGAGAACGAAGTTCCTGTAGGAACTGATCACACTTCTTTGCGTCGTGAATATAAGCACCTTTATAACTTTGTGAAAGGTGGTAACGATGGTATCTCATCTCTTCGTAGAGAGACTATGTTTATTCAGATTCTTGAAGGTCTTCATCCTGAAGAGGCAAAAGTTCTTTGTCTTGTTAAAGACAAATCTTTACAATCTAAATATAAAGTAACATACGAGATTGTGCGAGAAGCATATCCTGATATTCAGTGGGGAGGACGCTCATGACGGTTGCTGTAGAACAGGAGAAGGAGATGGCAGAATTTGGTCAAGATATCAATCCTGTCAATCCCACTGATTATGGATGCCAAATTCTTCTTGAAAAAACAACACTAGATGCAGCAAACGACAAGTCTTTTCCTACTGATGCTAAGTTAATTTGGTACGTTGAAAGTGGTACTGAGTACATTGATCTTACACGGTGTGCTAAAACTTCAAAGTTATTTGATATGTACTATGATAAGTACGGCAAAGGTGCTGTAAAAAAAATTGATTTTGGATACGGAACTATTAATCCAAAACTTTGGGGTATTAAATCAAAACCAGATAAAAAAAGAAAATGAATAATGATGATGATCTTAGGGATCAGATTAATGAACTGATCCGTGATGAAATTCAGGATGTAATTAATGATTACGTCGATATGAAAGAATATTCTAAAAAAAGTGGGATTGGTTTTGTTTCATCAGATGATGAAGATGAATTGAAAGTAAATGTCTCTAAAGCAGAAGTAGACAAACTTATTAAGGAATATAAGAAAATTAAAAAAGGTGAGAAGTCTAACCTTTCGCAAATTAAAAAGTTAGGGTTAGTAGACAAACACGGAAGACCCTTAAAATAAATAACTCAGCAGGTAAGTTTGTATGCTATCTACCCAATATCGTTTGCGTCTTGAAGCAATCTGTGAAAAGATTGTTTTAGGTGAAGAGGTCAGTTTGGATGACATGATCTGGGCAAATAAATTAGCAAAGTCAAATCAGAGTGCAGCATCCATACTTAGGAAAGCACGTAGAAAAGCAAGCAATCCTGATATGCAAGAGGGTGGTCTTGATGATTTTATGAATCAGATGGACCTTGGGGATCCTGATCCATCTAATCATAGAACAGGATTCCAAAGTGCAGATGAAATTGTTGACTGGTTTAGTAGAGAAAAAACTGATGACTGGAGGCAACGTGACTGAAAAGATCACACCTGAGACATATGAAAAAATGAACGAAGAGTTTGAGGAGGAGGGTCTTGCCTTCCGAATCATTGTCCCTACTCAAGAACAAATCGACGAATGGAGAGATAAGTAATGCAAGTATCAATTTATTCTAACGGCAACCAAGAGTGTGATAGAGCAGCATCTCTCATGAAATCAGTACATCTTGACGAGGTTGTCGTTTACGAACGTGGTAAACATTTTACTGAGGGGCAATTTAGAGATGAGTTTGGTGATGAGGTAGAATATCCTATGATTTCTATTGGTATGTTCAGAGGGACCTTGAAAGAGACAATGAACTACATGAACAAAAAAGGAATGTTTTTGTAACACGTTATACAAAACTGCTTGACTATATAAATTAATGGGTCTATAATGACCCTACGTTCATCCCACGTGGGACGCAAGTAAGTCGCGGAACGGATCGTTCATCCGTCTTAGACGGACGCAAACGACTGAAGGAACGGGGCTAAAAATCCCTTACTTCAGGAGACTCATGAACACACTCACTCTCATCAAAAAGCAGATTGAAAAAGCATCTGCACTTCATGACGCACAAATTCATATGACCACCTATCGTGGTATTGAGACCAAGGTTACCAAGGTCAAGCCAAGTGAAGTCCACGGCAAGTTCACTTATCGTGGTCATACTTATACTAAGTGATTGACTTACAAATTAAATATTGATAGAATGGGAGGGAGACCTCCCATTTTTTTATGGATAAAGAGAGACTTAAACTGATTGTAAGAAATCTTGAATCTCTGGTAGAATGTCTGAAGTCAGAGGTGTACTCTGATGTAGATGCATACAAACCAGAAGAGGGATATTATGATGTCCCACTCCCTGCCGATAGTTACGACGAAGTTTTTAATGACGATGACGGATACCCCGACTAAACTTATCAGTGTCACTCCTGATGCTGAAAAGCACATGGCTTATTGTGCCCGTGTGTCGAATCCAAATAACCAGGAGAATGAAAAGTTCTCTGGTCTTCTTAAGTATTGTGTGAAGCACCAGCATTGGAGCATCTTTGAGCAGGCATATATGACTCTCGAAATCAATACTACTAGGGGTGTGGCAGCTCAAGTGCTGCGCCACCGTTCGTTCACATATCAAGAATTTTCACAACGGTATGCTGATTCTTCCCTACTCGCAGAGACGATTCCTCTACCCGAACTCCGTAGGCAAGACACCAAGAATCGTCAGAATTCTATTGATGATATTGACCCGTTTGTCCGTCAAGAGTTTCAGATTAAAATGAAGAAGCACTTTGATGAAGGAATGAAACTCTACAAAGAGATGCTTGATGCTGAAATCGCAAAGGAGTGTGCTCGCTTTGTGCTTCCTTTAGCAACACCCACAAGAATCTACATGACGGGTTCAGTGCGATCATGGATTCATTATATCGATTTGCGTTCTGCAAACGGCACACAGAAGGAGCACATGGACATTGCTTTGGGTGCAAAAGAGATTTTTGTTGAACAGTTTCCTGCCGTTGCTGAAGCAATGGAATGGATTTAATAAATATTAGAAAAGGACTGAACGTTTATGCCAACGTACCCCGTTATTAACAAAGAAACAAAAGAGAAGAAAGAACTTAGCATGTCTATGAAGGCATATGCTGAGTGGAAAGAAGAAAACCCAGAATGGGAAAAAGATTGGTCAGCAGGTGTTGCTGGAATCGATACGGAATTTAGATGGACAGGAGAGGCAAAATCCAGTGGATGGAACGAAGTTTTAGATCGTGCATCCAAACAACCTGGTGCCACCGTCCGTAAAAACCGCGATTACAGTTTCTAATCTATGCCTGCAAAGAAGAAGACTCAAGGTCCCGTAGTCCCATTTGGGATGAGCAACAAACACATGAAAAGAAAAAAACCACTTAATTCAGATTTGATGAAGAGGATTGAACCTCTTACTGAAAATCAACAAGAACTTTTCCGTTGCTATGAGAACAATCAAAACATCGTTGCATACGGTGCTGCTGGAACAGGTAAAACATTTATTACCCTTTACAACGCACTAAGAGATGTTCTCGATGTCAAAACTCCTTACGAAAAAATCTATATCGTAAGATCCTTAGTTGCTACAAGAGAGATTGGTTTCCTTCCAGGAGATCATGAGGATAAGTCTTCTCTTTACCAGATTCCATATAAGAATATGGTAAAGTATATGTTTGAACTGCCTACTGAGGCAGACTTTGAAATGCTCTACGGTAATCTGAAAACTCAAGGGACTATCAGTTTCTGGAGCACTTCATTTATCCGTGGCACTACACTTGACAATGCTATCATTATTGTTGACGAGTTTCAGAACTTGAATTTCCATGAACTTGATAGTATAATTACAAGGATTGGTGAGAACAGTAAGATTATGTTCTGTGGTGACGCAACACAATCTGATCTTGTTAAGACCGCAGAGAAGAATGGCATTGCTGACTTCATGAGAATTCTTAGAACAATGCCATCAATGGATATTATTGAATTTGGTGTTGAAGATATTGTTCGTTCCGGTCTCTGCAAAGAATACTTAGTTGCAAAAATGGATCTTAATCTATGAGTTTTATTCATCATAATTTTCTAGGTGACATTGATTTAACAAAAAAAGAAAAGAATGGCATCCGTCTCTATAACCTTCCTAATGGAGATTGGGTGCCTTCTATTACGTCTGTTACTTCTTTCTATAACCGTCAGATCTTTGCTAAGTGGCGTGCCCGTGTTGGTATTGAAGAAGCAAATAGGATTACTAAGAAAGCAACTTCCCGTGGCACAGACTTTCATGCTGCCACTGAACTGTACATGCTGAATAAAGAAATTAACTGGGATGACTTTCGTCCTCTCACTAAGTTCATGTTTCATCATGCGAAACCATATCTTGACAAGATAAATAATGTACATGCCATTGAAAGAACTCTATATTCAGAGTATCTTGGATTAGCAGGAAGAGTAGACTGCATTGCTGAGTACGAAGGAGAACTTGCAGTCATAGATTTTAAGACATCTGAAAAGATCAAACCAGAGAAGTGGTTGGAAAACTACTTTGTTCAAGAGATGTTTTATGCTTCTGCTTACTATGAGATGACTGGCATTCCTGTCAAAAAACTGATTACTATTATGGTTACACCTGGTGGTGATGTTGAAGTATTTGACAAAAGAGATAAAGGGGAGTATATTAAATTGCTAGTTCGATACATCAAGGAATTTGTACATCACAATACTGGGGCAAAGGATGAAGAATGAACTAGAAAAAGTATTAGAAAGTAAATTCTTCTGTCCCTCACGATTTGCACAGGAGATTGAATCTCTTGTGTCAAAAAACGCAGACATGAGTTACATTGATGCTATCATTCACTTCTGTGAACAGAACAGTATCGAACTAGAATCAGTTCCTAAATTGATTTCTAAACCACTCAAAGAAAAGATTAAATACGAAGCAATGGAGTTGAACTTCTTAAAGAGAAGTTCTCGTGCCAAATTGCCCCTTTGATTCCATTTTCGGTCAAAAAATTTTCTGGCCAAAAATCCCTATATTAGATTTTTAATGATGCCGTTTGATGCTTATAGGAGTTACTTGTCTCTGAAGAATCACTTCACAAAAGACAAGTATGATTACCACAAATACTGTGGCAAAAGTCGTGCAACTGTTCAGGCATTTTACAAACGTAAAGATCGATTCTGGTTTGAGAAACTTGCTAGGAACAAGAACGACAAAGAAGTCATTGAGTTTTTTGTATCTAACTTTATCACCTGTACTGATCCAAGTAAACTTTGGATAGGAGAAATGATACGTGAAGGTGAGGGTAGATATACCTCATGGAAAAAGAGAACTCAATCAATGACTTATACATTTAAGGAAGAGATTGATAGTATATTTTCTGACAATAACTTTGAATCAATGTTCGCATTGGATGGGTCAAGACATCCACAAATTCTGAAAGAATACCTAAGAGGTAATATTTCACTTGAAACTCTGGTAATCTGTGATATGATACTAGGGTTCAGAACTAATTTCGACAAACACCTTGACGATCCTGTTTGGTTGTCCGTCAGTATGAAGATGAGGAAGTATTCCCCATTCCTAAATATTGATGTGTCAAGATATAAAAAAATCCTTAAAGAAGTAGTGATAGGGGTATGAGTTTTTTCGATTCTGAAGTCGTCCGTGCAGAGATGACAGAAATTAGTGAGTTACAAGAAGACGTTTATAAGAACGTCTTTAAGTTTCCCTCAATGAACAAAGAACAAAAAGTTCAACACGTTGAGATGTTAGAGAAACTTCTTGAAAAACAGAAAGTTCTCTATACTCGTCTGAGTTTATCCGACGACCCCGAAGCAAAACTTATGAAGGATAAAATCATTGAGTCTGCTACAATGATGGGTCTCCCACCGGGGACAGATATGAGTGTTATCTTCAATAACATGTCCAAAATGCTTGATGTGATGAAACAGCAGATTGACAAAACAGGTTCAGACCTGTAAACTATCAAGGCACAACACACAAGCCAAATCCAAACTAATCCGTAAAATCCTATGTCTTTCGCAAATCTCAAGAAGCAATCTTCGCTTGGTTCCCTGACTCAGAAACTGGTCAAGGAAGTAGAGAAGATGAACAATACTGGTGGCGGTGGAGATGACCGTCTCTGGAAACCTGAAATGGATAAGACTGGCAACGGTTATGCAGTCATCCGTTTCTTGCCCGCACCTGAAGGAGAA